CAAGCCTTATTTCGCCACCATTCAATCAAGTTTACCAGATTGTGTTTTTCATAGTTTTCACCAGGAATAAGCACGTCCGTCTTACAGTTTACATAGTCAACCATGTTTTTAAAGCCATAGTCACTGGTGTAATATCTTTTTTGCTCTGTCAACCCTTTTGCTTTCCCAATCGTTGCTATGAATGTATCCCCTTCAGGTGTACCTTTAAGTGCAGCCTTAGTGAGTGAAATAATCTTCATAGAGATTTTCAGTTTCTTACTGGAAGCAACATCTTCAACCAAAGGTCCGACTTTATCTTGTACGAAATCACGTAGGTCAGAATAAGGTTTGCCGTGCATCATAGGAAGAAAATCAGAATCTGTCAGGCCTTTATATCTGATATATGGTTTCATACCATCATATTGCGATACAGTCTTTGAACTACCATACAAAGAAGTTGTTTCAAAGAGACACAGGTTCATTCCATACTTTACATTTACAATCTCACGTACTTCATGTGAAGTGCAGATTGCAGCCAACAGTTTACCACCAAGGTAATTATAACCAAATGGTTGTGCAGGTACAATAACAAAACCCATCATTGCAGAATTATTGAATCGTTTACCCCACTCAGGTTTTTGTGTAAACACTTGACCAAGCATATCATTACGTGGCTTACAGTTGATTACAGGTGAACCAAGACGGATGAATCCTACGTACTTTCCTGTATTGGTTTCACGCACTGCCAGTTTAACATTGCGGCCAACTGGCGGAATGTTTACATGAGATGAAGTGATGTTCAATAGATTGGTCCAAGTTTCATTATCAATCTCGACAACCTCAAAATTCATATCTTTTGGATTCATTGTGAAGTCTTGGAACAACTCATCTTCGATTGGAAACAAAGGATTGGATGGCAATTCGGCCAAAGAATTCAACTTTTGGTCACGCATATACTCATCAATACGGTCAAAACTACCAAAGTAATCTTCAAATACTTTGGCGCAATGAACTGCATCATTAAATTCTAATTTCATACTTTAAATCCATCGAATGATTTCTTCTGTGTTTTCTCTCTGTTACCAAATGTGTTGAGTGGTTTATCTTGGCCAGAATCTATAATGCCGTCTTGGCTAGATTGTTCAATATCATATAATCTCATTTTCGACCTATCAATACCTAGAGTGAATCGTTTGAAATGCGTTGGATCATTATAACGATTCTTCAATTGTTTTACCATAATCTGTCCCATTTCTTCTAGTTCTTCGGAAGAAATAAGAGCAAACATCAAGTCTGCTGTAGCTGGCAAACCAAAAGACTCACTTGTGTCTTCGAGTCCGGGATCGGAAGAAGTAAAGCCACTTCTTGTTGTTTGTGTTGCAGAAACAATAGGTACTCCGAACTCAACGGCAAGACCTCGCAATTCTTCTGCGATAGATTTGACATAAGTGTAGGAGTTGATGTTAGCTCCTGCTTTAATCCTAGAACTACAACAAATATTAAGATAATCAATAAAAATAATATTGGGTACAAAAGACTTTTTAAGATTGAGCTCATTGAGTAAGGTGCGAAAATGTATGCTGCTCGCAGAGGCTGTAGGATATTCTTTGATAATAAGTTTACCAACAGTCTTTTCACGGAGCTTATTAATCTTTTTATCATACAAATCTTTCGGTAAATTTACAAGGTCATCAATCGTGACATTCAATAAGTTGGCATCAATACGTTCTGCAATCTTTTCTTCACTCATTTCCATTGTGATGTAAAGAACATTCTTGCCTTGTACCATACAGCCTGCAGCCACATGGCACATGAACAAACTTTTTCCCACACCAGTTCCGGCAAGAGCTATATTAAGCGTCTTATTAGGCAAGCCACCTTTTGTGATTTTGTTAAAGAACTCTAAGTCAAAAGGGATTCGTTCTTCTTTACGATGGTAGAAATCATATCGTTCATCTGAGTTTTCGAGATAATCGTGGCCAACAGAATTGTCAAAACTTATCGCCAAGGCGTCTGATAATATTTTGGGAATCGAGCCTTTGTCATTTGTTTTGTCCTTGCCATCGAGGATTGAAATAGACCCCAATACAGCGTTATAAATGGCCTTCTCTTGGCAAAACTGTTCGGTCTTGTCAACAAGCCATTGAACCTTGGATTCTTCACCTTTAGTTTTCTCAATCTCTTGTAAATAAGATTCACACTTCTCCACTTCATCATCTGAGAGATTTCGCCTTTCTTTGACGGCCAGTACAAGTGCTTCAACCGTTGGTGTAGAATTGTAAGTTTCTGTGAATGATGCAATTTCATCGTATAATGTTTTGTCGCTTCTGTCTGTAAAATATTCTGATTTTAGAAATGGTAAAACCTTGCGTAAATATTCTTCATTGTAAATTAGATTCTTTAGAATCGTCTGTTCCAGTTTCATCAATTACTTCCTGTTCCATGTTAGATGACATTATTTCCACCAATAAGTCACCAATGTAGTTTTTAAAGTCATCATCTTTTTCTAGCTTGGTTGGCTTCTTTACAGGTGATTCTAACACATCGTAAGCAAAAAGTAAATAGACCTGTTCGTTTTCTTCCTTAAACTTTACCTTACCATATTTGAATATGGTATCTTTATAAGGACCTTCCAAAAATTTAATGTTGACTGCTGTTTTGTCATCCTTTGGATAGATGTAGCAGTAATCTATTCCCTCAATCATTATACACCATTCATGGTTGCAACATCAAATGTTTCATCAATATTGCTTGTCATAATTTCTCCGGATGCCACACGGTATTTGTTCTCAATGAAATCACGGAAAGATTTCTGTTTCAGAATAGGCATCCAAAAGTCTTTGGTGTCGGTGTCCTTCTCACGGTAATTCTTTTCTTCAATCACACCATCTGAGTCAACACGTTGATACCAACCATTCTTTGGTTTAACCACATGTTTGGACTCAATAGCAAGGTCAAGTAAACCAGACCAAGTACTAATACCACCATCAAAAGATACGCTGACAGGTATTTTAGATTTTTCTTTGACATATCTAGATTTTTCCACGTTAATAATAAAATTGTAACCGGTAACTTCTGTACCATCTTTTTCTTGTTGACGGCCGATAATAAAAATATTGTCAGCAGAGTAATATGATCCTGTGCCACCACCAACGATAGCTTTAGGGAACATACCAATTTCCATGTATGTGTGATTTACAACAACCATTGGAATGTCTTTCAATGATAAGTGAGGTGTCACCATACGGAACAAACTCTTAACTTGTTTGGCTCGGGACATATCAGCAACTGATTTTTCTGCTAGAGCATCCTCGACTTCCTTTTTTGATGCAAGGTTTCCGATGGAGTCAATGACGATGATGAGTTTTTCACCCCTATCAAGTTGCGTAAGTTGCTGCATAATGTCGAATTTGAGCTGTTCGATATCCGTAAGGGGAGTGTGCAATACCCGCTCAGTATTGATACCGAAAGAATCAAAGTATGATTGTAAAGAAAATGCTGTCTTAAAGTGTTTGGATGGACCTGCCCACATTGTAAGACCTGGTGTTAGACCACCATCTAACTTACCAGAAAGTGCCACGTTAATGATTGGCACTGCGGTTGGAATCATATCCTTCTCATTGAAGAATTTTGATTTAGCCAAGATAGCAGAATCTTTGATACTACTATTCTTTTTAATTTTATCTAATATACTCATATTTCATCCTTTAAAATTTACCAGCATCACGAATTTCTTTTTCCTTAAAAGAATACGGTTCATCATAATCATACTTAGGTTCCAATTTTTTCACAGGTTCTTCTACTGGTACATGATGTTCTTCATACATAACAGAATTTCGTGTGTTGTGAGTTTGAATTGTTACCTTTTCATGTGTAATTGGCGGTATGGTTTCACCAGTTATATCATCAATCACAATCATATTATCTTTTTTAACTTCTACAGTATCTTCTCTTGGTGCAACCATCGGTTTCAAATTCTCAAAGTGTTTGAATGGTTGTTTCAGGTATGCATAAGGATCAACTGGTTTTTCAACATGTACAACTTCAGGTATTACATCATCAACTTGTTTAGCATCTTCATCCAATTTTCTTGCATTTTCTTTTGCACGTTCAAAAAAGTCTTCAACATCTTCTTTTTGTTTGATTGACATGTTATATGCGATTAACAGTAGAATTGCTAATGGATCGAATACAACAATAATCAACATGATTACCATTCTTACCGCTTTGTCGATAACATCACCAGTAGCTTCTGAACCATACGCCAAGGCCGCAATATATTTGATTGGACCGATATCTGCTTCAACCTTTTTAAGCTCTGTAGATAGAGGCGCACGTTCCTCGGAGTATTTGGCAATGACGCTTTGCGACTGTTGAATTTCTTGTAGTATTCTAGTCCTATCTTTCTGTTGGGAACGGCGTATTGCTTGCGCCGTAGCGGCACCCTTTTCATCTGTTGAGCGACCCATAGTTTGGTCCACAACCTCATCATACTGTTTAATTGCCTTGCGGTTTGCCTCGACATTTTCCTTCTCCGTTTTAATCTTCTCATCTAGCAAGGCAATCTTATCCACAAGTGGTGCATTATCTGCTGAATGTTCCAAGTGTGCCTTTGATAAGAAACCAAAGATACCCATTGAAGTAATCAACATTAAAATGATAACTGCTATCGACAAATACGATTTAATAAGAAAAGGACATTGTTTCCAGTTATTATACAACCATGATACTGTTACAAGTTTCGAAACTTCAAGAACCGAACCCATAAAAACAATTGGCCAAAATGAACCAGGAAAAATTTGTGCTAAACCAACAACCGAATAGTATGCAGAAACACCAGATAAACCTAATGCTGTCAATAAGGTTAAAAATATCATCCGAAAAAGTCCTCTAAAGAATTAGTTTTTTCCGCAGACCACTTCATGCATCTTAAAATGACACTGATTGGTTCCAGAAATGCTTTGTCGAATTGTACATCATAATCAATGTAGTTGTCAAGCTCAAACTCTTTAGGTATTCTACCTGGAAAAGAAATCACATCATTCTTAAAATGATTTGGCATTCTCAAATAGGTAAATTTGAGTTTTTCACCTTCTTGTATGAGTGGGTACTTCTTAGTCAATCCCAATTGTTTTAGATGGTGATTATATACGATTGCACCACGAACATGAATGGGTGTGCCTTTTTTGAACAACATTACTGGATCGGAATAAGTATTTAGCCCATTCAAACCCCGAGGAAAAGATATTTCTTCCGCTGGTAATGTTTTAAACTCTTTCTTAAACTCGGCAATAAAGTCTTGTACTTGTTGTTCAGTGCCAGTCATCATCAACTTAATGGCAGCCTTCATCTTCTCACGAATAGCAGATGGTGTGGATGATTTAATCATTTCCAAACCCATTACTTTCATATGTGGTTCAGCATACTGCACACCTTCATTGTTATATACATTTAGAATATAACGTTTCTTGGCAGTCCATACACCTTTGTCACAAAGACCCTCACGCTTCATCTGCATCTTCTGTGCATATGCATGAACGTAATCAGCCAACTCTTGGTAAGACTTATCAATATGTGGTTGTAGTTTATCTTCACAAACACGATCCATAAATTCAATAATCTTTTGTGCAGGCATTTTAACTACACCATCAACACCATAAACTTTATTTACCAAGTCACCAAGGCGAAGGTAAATAGAATCAGTATCAGAAGCGATTACATAATCGTTATCTGTACCAAGAAGTTTATTCATGTAGGCATTTATCTTAGCTTCAATCCACCGAATAGACAACTGCCCAGCAGTAGTAACGCCAAGAGCCATTCGCAAATCATAAAAGCGGAAATACTGGCTACCAAGAGCACCATAAGCAGAATTAAGAGAAACCTTCTTTGCAAGTTGTAGGTTGTTATATCTTGCAACTCGCTTGTCGATTTCATATTTTTTATATTCATCTTTTTCATTTTCATACTCCTGTTGCGCTTGCAACATCATCTTTTTAAATTTCTTGCGGTCATCATACATTTCGACCATCATCTTAGGTAAGAAACCTTGAATATCGGTACGAAATAATTGACCGTTTGGTGTGATTGTACAATTTAAAGTTTCTAAAAATTGTGTATCAACTGATTTTGATAAGAGATTATTAACATTTATCTTTCCAATTTCATTTTCAAACTTTTCAATAACATCAAGTTCTTTTTGAATTTCTTCTGTGGTCATTTCTTCAATATTATGAAACATTCAAAAAACTCCTTATTTTATCCAACCATGAATAATCTTTGATAAACCTAACTTCTGAATCAGTTTCAATTCTAACCACTCCACCGAATTCGTGATAATTATTCTTATCATAAATTATATTGCAAGGACCATCTATCTGTAAACAATTTCCAAATGTTTGTTTATCATTTTGTTCAACACAAATAACATCAAACATATTCATAAAAAATATATTATTCCTGGATATGTTTTTTTTGTTAATGTAAATTTTTGTTTTCATTGGTTTTGGCATACCGTCATCAAAACAATTAACATCACTTTCGGTTTCCAGATAAAGAAATTTGAAATATACTTTTCCAAAAATTCCTGATATGAACATATATGGCAACTTTGTAAATTTTAATGTTGATGTACCAGATAAAATTTGTAAATATTTTTTAGCTGAACCAATACTATTATAATTGTGTATAGGATCATCATATGGATTGAAGACATTGACTATATGAAAAATGTATCCTTGCAATTTTGGATGTTCTAATGATCCAAATTTAGAATTCATATTGATATGTTTTAGAAAAGGTTTGATGTGTTTCATAATCTCTTTTCCAGTTCTTCTTTCAGTTTTATTTTTCTTTGTTCCACAAAACTACGTTCAACTAGTGTTTCTGGTGAAATATTGTACTGCATCATTAAGTGTGGATACAAACTGTTCAAGTCAAACGATGCAACCCAATTGTGTAGACCAATTTGTGGTTCTTTAACATATGCACCTTCAAACGCAGAATCTTTCTCCTGTGTTTCTTTTGGTGGAACAACGATGCCTTTACCTAACAAATAAGAATACGTCAATGAATCCCACATACGTGTCTGTGCAAATACATCTTCATAGTTACACTTGGTATCATATGCAAGAGTTAAGGCCAACTCAATCAACTTCAGCTTGTCTTCTAGTTTAATAATCAACGCAACGTCTTTAATGTTGTATTCGATAAACTTTTGATAGTTCAGTCTATACAGTTGGTGTAAGTTCTCATATTCATCATATGAAATCTTGCCTTCACCCAGTTCCACTTGTGCGATATTATCCAGTCGATAGGATTCTTGTGACTTACCACCTGGCGCATACCATTTGTATAACTCAATATAATCAAGTGATTCGATACCAACAAAACTGTATGCAATCAACAAACGACCATTGATATTGGTTTTACGTTCACTGATATAATTCCATGGAGATAACATCTTGGCCTTATCTTCACCAAGAATCTTACGAAAACGATTGACAAGATATGGTATATCAAAGAACTTGGTGTTCCAGCCAGTGATAACATCGGGGTACATTTTGTACCATAGTTCAATGAATTTGTTGCAAAGTGTATATTCATCTTTACACTTCAAGTAGGTTACACTGTCGGGATTATCATTATTAAAATCGCCACAACCAAACACATAAGTGTGGCCATTCAGAAAGGTCAATGCAATTGCGGTGATAGGTTCGTTTGCAAGGTATGGATCAGGAAAACCATTTTCCGAACCAACCTCAATGTCGATAATTGCAACACTTACTTTATCTTGTTCCCAATCAACCATCTCAGAATGTTGTTCTGCAATGAAAGCGTATTGATATCCTGTGTTACCATAGATTTTTGGAGCACCTGGAAGACCATCATATTGTTTCACATATTCTCTGGCTTCACGAATGCCATCAAATCGTTTTGGCACAAGGTCTAGGCCATCAAGTGATTTATGGGTACCTTTACCGTTACGGGCTGGAAGATACAATTGTGGTTCATAATCAATCTTCAGTTTGATTCTTTTACCATCTTTGACGCCACGATAAAGAATCTTGCCGCCAAGTGCCTGTACGTTTGTATAAAAAGTTGTCATTAACCTGTAATGATTTGTTGTTGACCTGGAAGAATAATGCCTGCGCCGAAAATCTGGTCATAGTTTTTTATGAAATCTTCTGCGGGAACGTAACAGTATACAATATGTTCACGCTTTAAGGCAATAGTAGAGTCTGATTTTTGTTCTGCATGGATTGGAAATGGTGCAAAACCTACATTAGGTTGACCATCTTTACCACGTACAATGGCAATTCCTAATGGATTCTTAATCACCATTTTGATTTCCGTTTCCATTTCCACTTCACCAATAAGTTCTTCACCAGTTACTAATTTCATTGCATATATTTTCATGTTAATCCTATCCTAAATAATTATATAGTGTGACCTGAACGTAGATTATATCATTTTTTTGTTATAATGTCAAGTAAAAAAAATGGTATAAAAAGAAATGGATCCATTCACACTCTTTGCCCTCGCAAATGGTGCGGTTTCGGCAGTCAAAGCCGGATGTAAACTATACAAAGATATTAAAGGTGCAGCTGGGGAAGTCAAGGACGTCCTCAAGGATCTTGACGACCAGTTCAAAAAGCTCCATCCACCAGAAAAACCTGCAAGTGTATCACAAAGAAATGCTTACGTTGCGGAAAAAAATCGTGTAATTGAACTAAACAAAAAAGGTGGAGAAACTACCAATATCTATCAAGAGATTGGTGAACACCTAGGCACATACTATGATAACTTCTATAAGTGTATGGCTGTTTTTGAAGAAGAAGAAAAAAATGCTAAGACACAAGTTTATACCGGAGATGCATCATTAGGTAAACGTGCCTTACAACGTGTGCTTATGCGTAAACAGTTAGAACAAATGTCAGTTGATTTGCGTGAGTTGATGATTTATCAAAGTCCTCCAGAGCTCGGTGCTTTATATACCGAAGTGGAAGAAATGATGAAGGAGATGGGTAAAGAACAAAAGGTTCTTCTCATCAAACAAATGAAACAAGAAGCAATACTAGAAAAACGCCGTGTCGCACGAATGAGAAAAATCAGAGATGAATTTGCTACAGGCGTTGCTGTTATGATTATAATTTTTGTTATGGCTGGTGTGTTTATGTGGGTAGCATATGATAGACAACAGAAATATCCACAATATGGTGATGGGTTATTTCCTAAATCAGAAGAAAAAAGAAAGGAAGAATCAATGCCTAAAGTTTACGTAGGAAGATGAATAAAAAACTCTTATTTACGTTGTTGACCACAAGTGTAACACTGATGGTCACTCATCCAACCATCAATATAAACTTGATGCCGGATGCTGTCATATACACCAAAGCGACTAACAGTAATGATTTTTGTAAATTGACAAGAAGTTTTACTGAAAAAAGTGGACCGAAAGATTTACAAGTCTGTGAATATAAATGTTCAAATGTAAAACGAAATGGTTCTACATTGATACATACAACTTCAGTAAACAATTCACGTTCTTGCAAAGATAAAATTGAATCGCCGTGATGTATAAAGATTAATGGTTGCGGGTCACGGAGTCGAACCGGAACTGAGGATTATGAGCCCACTGTGATACCATTTCACCAACCCGCTGTATTAGTTGTCGTATAAACCTAGTCTTTGATTTTCTGTCACCATGGCATCTAAAGCCTTTTGGCGCATACGATTTTCCTCTAAGATTCTATCAAATTCTTCTTGTTCGATTTTATCTTCTTCTAATTCTTTTGGTGATTTTTTTCTAAAAATATTGTCGTAGTTATTACCAAATGTTTCCTGTGAAACACTAAACGGCCTTGGACTAGAACCTTTACCACCATCAGACATATTTACTCTCCGTAGATGTAAGCTATGTCTTCAATCTTCACCACGAAATAATCTTGCACTGCGGCGGCCTTGCCCCAGTCTGGTTGAACCACATCACCGACCTGGACTTCTGTAACATCCGGACCAACTGCAAGTACTTTTGCTTTATCTGGATCTTCGGAATGTTTTAGGATGATGCCTGAAGCGGTCTCTTTGACATTCTCAATACGTTCAATTAAAATTTTATCATGCAGTGGTTTAATATTCATAATGTCCTCAAAAATGGAGCGGTCTACTGCTTTGCTCAGTTAACATAAAAGGGTATCTTATGTCGTACTATTACAAACCGCATTAAATGGAGCGGGATGAGAGAATCGAACTCTCAACCGGAGATTGGAAATCTACTGTTTTACCACTAAACTAATCCCGCATAAAATCTGTTGTAGTTAACTTGGAGCGGGTAGTGAGAATCGAACTCACAACTAAACCTTGGCAAGGTCTTGTGTTACCACTAGCACCATACCCGCATCATGTGTGTATTATATATGCTTCTTTAATAGAAGTCAAGCGTTATTTTTGGTACGAGTAACCGGAGTCGAACCGGTACGCCGAGGCGGCAGATTTTAAGTCTGCTGGGTCTACCAATTCCCCCATACTCGCATCACATGGTAGGTCCGTTTCCATTTTTGAAACCGACCTCACCACCTTCTTCTTTAATTCGTTTGATAACATCTTCAAAAAGAATCGGTCTAAAATCTGTTTGTTCAACACAAACACAATGGTATCTGTTATCAATACCCATTGGTTTACCATTGAACCCACGAATTTGAACACGATTAGAATGTAGATGACCGTGAATGTTTGTACCAAAACGACCAAGACTTTCTGTATGAATTGGAATATGCGATAGAATCATTCCGTTCATTACATGATAAGCACGTAGTTCACGAAAGTGTTGTCTGTATTCCTCATCACGGAAGATATCGTGGTTACCACGGATAAGAACCTTATCACCGTTAAGTCTATACATGATATTAAGTGCTTTACGATTGATAACAACATCACCAAGATGATAAACCTTATCAGTTGGTTTTACTGTTTCGTTCCATCGCTTCACCATTTCTTCATCCATCTCATCAGGATTGTCCCATGGCCTAAGCTTTGTCACACCGTCATCACGCATGAATCTGCACACACCAGCGTGACCAAAGTGTGTGTCACTTACTAAGAAAATTGATGGCATAATAAACTCCTAAAAAATGGTCCGGCGTGAGAGAATCGAACTCCCATTAGAAGGGTAGAAGCCTACTGTATTATCCATTATACTAACGCCAGAAATTTGGTGCCCCAGGAGAGACTCGAACTCTCAAAATTTGGCTTCTAAGACCAACACGTATACCAATTCCGTCACCGGGGCAATAAATACTCATATGATACCAACTTCAAAAAGACCCACAGTAGAAATGTTTTACGGATTGTATGCACAACAAACATATGAACCTAATGGTTATTACTGTGTTGATTCTGAATTTGTTCCATCATATGATACTAAGATAAAAACTTTTGAAGATGATGAATTATATATCACACAAGAAAAAGAATTTATCTTAACAACATTAAAACAAGTTGGTGCTCCTACTAAGAATCGAACTTAGGATACATCCTTACCATGGATGTGGTATGCCATTTACCTATAAGAGCATGGTACCCAAGGTGGGATTCGAGCCCACATAACCTTGA